TTGATTCTGTTATCAGCGTTCCAAACGGAGCTACACTTAATAGGCTTAATCTTGATTACCTTGACAACTGCATTGAGTATTTTGATGACAAATCCAAAATTATTATCGCTGTCGATGGAGACGAAGCCGGTCAAAATCTCCAACAAGAACTCATCAGACGTTTTGGAGCTGAAGTATGCTACACGGTTAGCTTTGGTAACAGTAAAGATGCTAATGAATATCTGCTTAATTACAGCGGCTCTATGCTTAAGCGTCTTGTTGACGAAGCTTCTCCTGTTCCTCTTGAGAACGTAGTAACATTAAATGATATAAATGAAGAATTACAAGAATTTATTCATGAGGGTTTTAAACCTGGTTATCAAGTCGGTCTTGATAACTTCGATAGTATATTTAGTACTTACACGGGACAATTCATCACCGTTACAGGCGTGCCTAGCAGTGGTAAGTCTGATTTTGTTGATAGAATGGTGGTGGGATACCAAATGAAATATGGTTGGAAAACCGCATTTGCGTCCCCGGAAAATAAACCAACATTTTTGCATGCACATAAATTAATACGTAAATTCGGAGGGTGGATGCCCTCTAAAGAAGATATAGGTACTGATAAATGGAAAAAGGTTACAGAAGTTGTTAATGACAATTTCTATTTTATTGAGAATGAAAGATATGATTTAGATACTGTACTAGTAAAAGGAGCGGAACTTGTTAAACGTAAAGGTATAAAGTGCTTAGTTATAGACCCTTATAACAAAGTTAAAATGAATGGGTCTAGCGCCATGAGTATACCTGATGCCACTATGGAATATTTAACTAGAATAGAGGCTTTTGCAAAAAAACATGATGTACTAGTTATAGTTGTCGCCCATCCTACTAAAATGTATAAAAAAGATGATGGCACCATGGATGAACCAACTATGTACTCCATAAAAGGAGGAGGAGAATGGTACGACGCAAGTTATCATGGACTTTTAGTTCACAGGGACTACAATAAAAAAACAGTTAAAGTTAAAGTCCTTAAAGTTAAGTTCCAAAATTTAGGTGAAAATCAAGCAGAGGCACATTTCAGATGGAATTATTTAAGTGGGGATTATGAACCTTTAAACGATATAGCTAATGAAACATTACCGTGGGAAATCTAAATCTAATAAAAAAGGAAAATATAAAGGCTTAGGTAACAGCTTTATAGCTAATGAAGAGCAATTAAAATGGGATAAGTATTGTATAAGTAATAATATAAGAATTAGTCCTCACCCAACTTCTCAAGGTATATATCCTGAAGAATGGAGGATATCTATATCTTTTGGGAGCGACTATAAGAAAATATATAAAACACCTACGGTTTATACTGTAGAGAATATATGGGAAGAGATTTATGATATGAAAAGATATTATTATGACAAAAGAAAAATATGATATTAATGATCGTTTATAATATTTAATAAAATGAATATATTAAAAAAAGCACAAGAAATAGTATTTGATCGCAAAGAAGAAAAGGAAAGACAATATGGGGACATAGAAGAATCTTTAACTAAAGCTGCTAAAGTAGCGTCAGAATTATGTAATAAAAAAATAACAACTGAAGATTTTTACAAATGTATGATTGCTTTGAAGGTAAGTAGAATGGCTGTTAATACCAAGAAAGATACAATGGTAGATTGTGTTGGGTATATTGCCGCTTTAGATGATTATAAAAATGGGGGTTATGATAAATAATATATTTGAACAAGAATATAAAAAATTATTATTAAATACCTTAGAAAAAGGAACATTAGATATTAATAGAACAGATGTAAAAACTTTTAAAGTATTTAATAAACAAATAAATATTGATCTCACTGATGGTTTTCCAATACTAACAGGTAAAAAAATATTTTTCGATAAAGCGTTAAGTGAATTCAAATGGATATTTGAGGGTAAAACCGACTTAGAATATTTACATGAAAATAAAATTTTCTGGTGGGATGAATTTGCTGTAGATGGAAAATTAGGTAAAGTATATGGCTATCAAATTAAAAATTTTAATGGCTTATTTGATCAAATTGAATATGTAAAAAATGAAATAACTAATAGCTCAAGAAGGGCTATAATAACTTTATGGAATCCATCAGATCTAAAAGATCAGGCTTTACCTTGTTGCTACACACAGTTTAATTTTGTTAGAATAAAAAACGAATTAAATATGACTATGCACTTTAGGAGCTCAGATTTATTTTTAGGTTTACCGTATGACATAATCGTAGGGGCTTTATTCTTGCACACGATCGCCGATGATTGCTCATTAAAACCAGTAAGCCTTGGAATTAACATAGCTGATGCTCATATATATGAATCTCATAAAGATCAAGTTATAGAGTATAGTAATTTACCTATTTACAGTTTACCAGTATTACATGGCGATTATAATACTTATAATATAAAAAACTACAAGGCAAATAAATTTATAAAAGCCGAGCTAGTAAAATAAAGAGTTTAAAAGAAATAGAACTTAAAACTTAATTATGAAAAAAATAATATTTTTATTGTTACCTTTGATGTCGTTTGCTCAAAGTATACCAAATGTAGACTACACGAGAATGCGCACTATACACATACAAGATGATCTGTATTTTTCGCAACCCCAAACAGGAACAATAATAGCTACAAAAAGTTATGAGCCTAGCTATGGTTTCCCCAATAGAAAAGGTAAAGTTATAAGCTCTTTTGATTCATATTCAGATCAAGATGCTTTAATTGAATATCAATGGAAAAGTGATTACATAACCCGCCCGGGAGAACAAACTATGGATGCTTTAGTTAGGGGCGCAGATAACAAATATTATATTATAAGATATGATGAAAACTACTAATATGGCTGTAAATTTACGTAGTGGTAAATATAAAGTATACCACATTCTTGGTAAAAAAATTGGATGTACAACTAATATACAGAAAAGAGTTGTAGAAGAACAAGGCTTTAAAGCTGGAGAGTATGAAATACTATATGAAACAGATGATATAAAAAAAGCTTCTACTGCAGAATTGACTTTGCAAAAAGATTTAGGATATAAAGTAGATATTAAACCTTATTATAAATTATTCGAAAAAAAAATGAAACAAGATATTAATGTAACAGATCAAACAACAACTTTTCCTATCGCTGTAGAGGAAATAAATGGAGCGTTCTTAAGTGAATTATCGTGGGATTCCCCATACGGCTTAGTCACTATGGATTCTTCGGATAAAATAGAATGGGTTATGGATAATGTTAAAAAATCCATGTATAACTCCAATAGGTGTTATGTTTATAACAAAGCTCTTTATGAAGCTAGTCCATTTGAAAGAGTTTCTTGTGTTAAAAAACCACTTAAAATGTTTGAACAAATTAGACAATGGGCTAGTGACCGCGATATAATAGTTATGGGGGATACTAAAACACAATATATGAAGCTACAAGAAGAAGCTGGTGAGCTTGCCCAAGCGCTACTTAAAGACGACCAAGCAGAATTTGTTGATGCTATAGGTGATATGGTAGTTGTACTTACTAATTTAGCATCCATGAGGGGTGTACATATTGAAACCTGTATAAATTCCGCTTATAGTGTTATAGCTAGACGTAAGGGTAAAATGCTTAATGGGACATTTGTAAAAAATACAGAATTTCATGATTAAAAATAAAATTACCCAACTACAAAAGGAATTAATAGAAGCTATTGATTACCTTGAAAACTTAAAAACCAAAGTAACTGATATAAATAATATAGAAGTTAATGATCCTATAACTATTAGTTCTTATCCAGACCCTGGACAGCCCAGTAGCTTAGGCTGGACAACAACTACTACATGAAGAGATACACTAGGAAAAAAGGGCCTGTACAAGCAAAAAAAACAACCTATGACGGAATTAATTTTGCTTCAGGTCTTGAAAAATATACCTATATAGCTTTAAAGACTAATAAGTTATTTGAAGGATATGAGAATGAAGTGTTTCAGCTTATCGATTCGTTTGAATTTATAAATACAACCTACGAAAAACAAGCAAATGGGAAAGGCAGTTATACTAACCGAGGACAAAAGAAAATATTAGGGATTAAGTACACACCGGATTTTGTCGGAAAAGATTATATAATAGAATGTAAAGGGAGGGCTAATGAATCTTTCCCTATAAGATGGAAACTATTTAAATTATGGCTCACAATAAACAAGATTGGAAAGACGCTTTACAAGCCGCAAAACCAGAAAGAAGTGAATCAGACAATAATGCTGATCAAAGAAAACAGAAAAAAGAGGCGCGGTTAATGTATGTTAAACGGTCTTTGCAAAAAGATATAAAACAATTATTAACTCATAACATAATAACATTTAATGAAATTGTCAAAATCCACATTAAACACGGAATTTACACTACCTGAACACTATACGGAGAGAATAGCGTTTCATATGAAAATGCTTAATTATTATTTAAAAGAAGACAAACTATGGAGAACCGAAACTGGGAGCTCAGCGTAGGATTATATCCTGGTGTCTTAATAGGCATCAGAAGCTACCCGCAGAAAGGATATATTGACCATGTACTTTATATACCTTTTATTGAATTATGTTTAACTATAGATCATTTAGATGAAAGAAAAAATTAGAGAATACGTTTTAAAAAATTATAAAAATCATTTTATAAAGAGAAGAGTACTAAGGGATAGTGGAGGGCGTATAACTAAAACCACAATACAAGAAGTTGAGCCTATAATAACAATTAAAGAGACACACATTGAGGTACAAAACAATAAGGACGCTAGTCCAATAATTTTAAGTAAAGATATATTATGAAAGAATCTAAATTAATAGAAATGTCAAACAAGATTGAGCATTTAGGTGGTATTTTACAAAAAATAATTACCGAAATGAACAACTTAAAAGATTTATCTATAGGTTTAACGGAATTAGTTAAATTATTACCTGATTATAATAAAGCGTTAGATAAAATGAAAGAGAATATAAAAAAAGATCAAGAAAAACAAAAAGAAATAAAAAAATAAATGGGATTATTTGATGAAAGAATACCTTATAAACCGTTTGAATATCCTGAGTACTATACTGAGGGGTGGCTTAAACAAGCTCAAGCCTTTTGGTTACACACAGAGATTCCTATGTCAGGTGATGTCAAAGATTGGAATGAAAAACTTACCGACTCAGAGAAGAACTTGGTTGGAAATATACTTTTGGGATTTGCACAAACAGAATGTGCGGTATCTGATTATTGGACGCAAAAAGTTACACTATGGTTTCCTAAACATGAAATCCGACAAATGGCCATGATGTTTGGTTCTCAAGAAACCATACACGCTGTAGCTTACTCTTATTTAAATGAAACCCTTGGTCTTGAAAATTTTGAAGCGTTTTTGCAAGACGAAGCAACTATGAAGCGCTTTGATAATTTAATTAGTTATGACGGAAATAACACCAAACGAATTGCAAGAAGCCTTGCTATATTTAGTGCCTTTGCTGAAGGGGTTAG